AGGCGGGGTAACCCCATCCGCACCACTTGCTTTTAGGAAGCAAGAAACCCGAGAGTCCGAAGGGACTATCCCGACCAGGGTTGTTAACGTGTCTCCATCACGGGCATATTAGGGATGACTCCACCAGGGTTGTTTACGTCTCTCCATGACGGGGTGGGGTGCGCTAACACCCCCATGCACGCCACCAATTCTTTAAGGAAAAATTGGAAACCTCGCGTCAACGAGTGTATAAACATCTCTCATGCGTTACAACCATCGAGTTTAAAGTCTATTGGCAAAGACTAGCTGAAGGTAACTACATCTTTACCTTCACTGTAACTACCGAAGTAGTCAGTTTGCTGTGCTGCTAGGATTTGATCTCCAGCAGTGATGTAGATATTGCCGTCAGGATTCCAGGGCTCAGGCTTTGGAAGTTGACGTTGAATTGCTTTCATGCCTTGATAGTGACGCCAGATCTCACTCTGGAGACCAGGATCAACATCATTCTCCATCGCGTCTTTGACGCATTCTTCTAGTGCCTTAATTGCTTTTTGATAAGATGTCATGATTTGATACGAAGGGTGACTTGACCAGTATGTTGTCCTAGTGTGCCCTCTAAAAAATAGTTGAAGGCAAGACAGAAACGATCATCTTCTGAATGATTTATATCTGTGGAGTGGATGAGGTGAGAAGGAAAGAGAAAGATGTCTCCATCTTCTACATCAAATCCCCATCTCTCTGAGTTAAAGATATTCATCTCACTATGAGTTGGTGAGATGATATTCATTGCTGTGTGTGGTTTAGAGAAGATAATACCACCACCGTTGGGTGGCACCTTCAAATAAACGATGCCACTATAGCATGAATTTGAATGAAAATGTTTGGGTGAATAATTCCCAGGACGATGTAAGTTAATCCATGATTGTGTGTGGACTACCTTACCTTGTCCTACCTTGAGTGTGTCAAAGACATATACTTTAAGATGCTCTTCTATCTCGTTTCTAAGATCTTTAAATGGTTTTGATAGAAGGATCTTTGTATTCTGACTGGAGTAACCAGTGCCGTCAGGGTATGCCTCATAAGTCTGTGCCCTAATAACATCCTCACTTACCGTACATAAGCAAGTTGACTTGAATACGGGTGTGGAAAATAGAGGGACTAATTCAGCTGCTGACACAATCTTTGATGTAACAGGGCACACGATCAGGATCTAACCATTTCGTGTATTCAAAATCTTCCATAGCAAGTGTGATTTGCATACCATTGTCACAGAGATACATGTCTTTGTAACGCTTAGTCCACTCATCAAACTTTTGGATTCGATAGTCAGGATACCCGTTGTCGAGTATCCCAACAGAGACATATCGATAAGGAGACCTTTCAAGAAGGACTTTCACTTTAGACATAATGTAAGGTTAGGTCAGTTTCAAGTTTAGTTAGGAGGATATCGTAATCCTCATCTACATCACCGTAGAAGTCAACACCTTTCTCCTCATAAAATTTCAAGACTTTATTATAAAGGTTAGGATACTCGATGTCAAGAGTAATCTGTCTGTCAATGGCATCCCAAAGGATATCAATAGCAGACGAGAATTTCTGTGCTGTAGTCATAGACTTTACCTCTATTGGACCTAGATGCCCCGAAGGGCAACGGGTCAGACAGGATTCGAACCTGTGACCGACTGCTTAGAAGGCAGTTGCTCTATCCAGCTGAGCTACTGACCCAGGAGAGGTAGTAGCAAAGACACCATCTTCCTCCACCATCTCTGCAAATTGATGCAGCTGGTCAATGAAGAGATCAAACATTGCGTCAGTCTCGTTGCAATCGAAATCAGAGGTGAAGTCCATTGGTCGCCTTTGCTTACCTTGTAATTATAGCAGATTGATCAGGGAGCGTCAATGGTCTGTGCCACTTGAGAAATAGTCCTTACGCATGTACCTACCGAGAATGTTTGAGTTGTAAAACGCTGGTGTCCCATCTGACATCGCCTCCGTAAGTACATTATTGAGAAATAATTGTCGGGTTTCTTCAAAATTTGTTAAACCCTTACTTTTATGTAGGCTCAAAATGTCTCGTTTGAATACCAGATTTCCGAACCTCTTGCGGTCTTCAGTAAGTTCACTAGAGCTTCCGTAGTATTTTTTCCAGTCGCTTTCACTTTTAACTCTCCTACCTCCACCTCTAGGTTTTCGTAGCTGGTGAAAGTATTTGCGTCCGATGTATTTCTTACCAGTGAGTGTGTTTGTAATGCAATAGACAAAACCGAAATGGTCGTCAATGTCCTCAGATAAAAAAGGGTGTCCGTTAAAAATCCAGGGGTTTTCATAATCAGTCTGTTTCTCCGTCGTCATCGTGTATACGTACTCTTCTCACATTCTCACTATCTAGGTAAGAATCAGTGTCAGAGTATACCTCTGCCTTCAGCTCATTCAATAGAAACTCAAGGTCTTTAATTAGAATCTTTAAGTTATTCTTATTCATAACCCTCCACAGTGTTAGTCTAATGTCAATATCGATATTCGTCAAGCATATCTAATACTTTATGGAGGGAGTCGTGTGCTCCCTCATGCCAATCACCACTCTTGTGAGAGTATGTGCCATTGTATAGTTGATCTTTCAACTTCAATACTCTCACAAGAAATTCATCTCGCTTCACCCCATTTCGTGGCATTAGAGTTTCTCCTTGAGTGCTTTCCAGTCAGCATCAAACTTAGCCAAACCAGAATCAGTTAGCGTGTGATCGTATAGTTTCTGGAAGATGTCATAAGGCAGAGTGCAAACGTCAGCACCCACTCTGAAGCAAGCGGGGACTTGACGCACTTCACGAATTGATGCAGCGAGGACTTGAGTTTTAACACCATGAGTTGCATATAGGTCTGAGATTTCTTCAATCAGGTTGATGCCATCCCAGTATTGGTCATTCAATCTACCGACAAAGGGAGACACATATGATGCCCCTGCCTTCGCGCATAGGATTGCCTGACCCGCTGAGAAGACCAGGGTCATGTTTACTGATACGTCGTCGTCAGAGAGCGTCTTACACGCTTTTAGACCCTCTCTTGTGGTGGGTAGTTTGATCGTGATGTTAGGTCCGATCTCTAGGTAGTCTTCAGCCATTGCTAGCATCTCCTCAGCGGTGTCTCCCACCACCTCAGCAGATACTGATGCTGTCCAAGGGAAGATCGCAGAGATCTCCTTTAAAACATGCTTAGGGTCTTCTCCTGCCTTGAGCATAAGCGACGGATTTGTAGTAACGCCATCGATTAAACCCGTGCCATAGGCATGAGCGATTAGATCCACATCAGAGCAGTCCAGAAAGATTTTCATGACTCTCCATTCGTAAGTTGTACGTATTTAGGGTAACAAAAAAGCACCCCGAAGGGTGCTTTGTGTTTATATCAAGATATTATCTCTTGTTATAGATTGGATCTATATCTAGCAATTGATCGAAATACTCCTTCAAGTGGATGCGATAACAGGACCAATACGTTACGCCCCTATATTTAAGTTGATAACATGCTGGTGGCCTGTTATCTTTATCCATATCATCGTGATGATACAGATAATGTTCCATCACTTTTGATAAGTATGACCGCGATAGCAGAATGTACCGTGGACTTCATCAGCAACGCCATGCTTGCACTCAAACTTTACACCACGATATGCAGTGTGAGTGATTTGTGCGTCATGAAGTGCGTTTGCTTTTTCGATTTGCTTTTTGATTAGAGTAAGTGTGTTCATGATTGACTCCTAAAAGAATGGAAAGTTAACCTTCTCAGCTTTCGCTGGATCCGTTTTCCCGTTCCTTCAGTCGTTTGCGTCCCAATAAAATTCACATTCAGGCACAGATTCCTTTACGGTATCTACCAGTTCTACCACCACTTGTGGAGGTAGTTCTGATCTGTTTTTTTTGATCCTGAGCATTAGTGCATCAGCATCAGCACATGCCATTCCTGAATATAGTAGTAATTCAAACATGGGATGAACGCTCCGTTCCGCGACTTACTTGCGTCCCCGAAGGGAT